TCTTGAACACCGCGACGACACCCATGATGAGCGACACCAGCCCGCCGATGGCCGCGCCGACGAACGAGATGGCCCCGCCGGCCGCGATCAGGGCTACGCCCACGCCGACCACGGCGGCGATGACCTTAGCTATGGTGACGATGAGCTCCTTGTTCTCTTTCACCCAGTTGCCCAGCCCGACCATGAACCTCGTGACCGTGCCAAAAAGCGATGTCAAATCGGGGGCGAGTGCCCCACCGATGGCGAAGGCGGCGGCCTTGAACGTCCGCCGTAGCCGGTTCCATGCATCCTGCAGGTCGGCGGCGGCCTGGGCCTGTTCGGTGCTGATCGTGAACCCGAGCCGGTTCGCCTCGGCTCGCAGCTCTTCGATCCCCTTGGCCCCGGCGGCCAGGAGTGGAATCAGCTTCTGATTTTTATTTCCGAAGATGTCCATCGCCAAGGCAGCCTGCTTGGTCGGGTTGCCGATTTGAGATATACGATCGGCGATGAGGGTAAATTGCTCTTCAGGCGTGAGAGCTTTTAGGTCGGCAACGGTCAGGCCGAGCTTGGCGAGGGTGTCCCGCATCTCGCGGGAGCCGTCGGCAGCCGAGACAATGTGCCGTTGCATGTTCTTGATGCCCGATTCAAGCGTCTCCAGGTCAGACCCGGACTGCTCGGCGGCGAATGCGAGCTCCGATAGTGCCTCGACTGATATGCCAGTGCGAGCGGACATCTTATTCAGCGCGTCGCCGGTGTCTTTGAAGTCGAACACCATGCCCTTAATTGGGTCCATGGCCACGCCTCTGATCGCGTCCAAACGGGATCCCAGCCCGGCCACGCTCGCGCCGAACGCCTTGAGTTTATTAGCGGCGGCGTTGAGCCCCTTGACGAGCCGGCTGTCTTTGACCGCCAGCTCGACGTAGGCGGCGCCGGCACGAATTCCCTTGGCGTCAGCCATCGCTCACACTCCCTTTGGTCAGTCCACGAACACTTGCTTCAGCACCGCGATGCCGGCCTTCGTCGTGACCGGCTTCTTGCCTCGGCGGTGCGGGTCGAAGTCGGCCGGGGTGAACGGGCGGGTCTTCTTCGGGTCGCGGTGGCAGTTGGCGATCAATGCCAATAGCGCCGAAGTATGCGCCCAGGCTTGGCGGTTTTTAGCTTCGGCCATGATCACGAGCTCGGCGAGGGTGAAGGGCCCGGGGTCGATCCCGACGACCCCGGCGAGCTCCCAAACGAGGCGATCAATTTCCGCGCTTCTGCATCGGGATCGATCCCCGCGATCATCGTCTCGGCGTGATCGAGCAGCCGATCCCGCATCTTCCGCCCGGCCGCGAGCACCTTCTTGAGGCTCGTCCGCGCCCGGGCGTCGGGGAAAAAATCGACCAGCTCCTCGACGAACGCATCGGCCGCCAGCGTGATGACATCACCGTACAGCGCCCGGCCGAAGTCCTCGTCACTGATATTTCTGGCGTCGGCCTCGTCCTTGCAGAGGCAGTACAGCACGTCGGCCAGCCGGACCGGGTCGGCCACTAGTTCGCTCAGTGGCTTGAATCCGTCATCGATCAGCGAGTACAGATCGATACCGACTAACCCGCGCACCCGCTTCACGGCCGCCACATTGATGGCGATTACCCAAGTGCGCCCGGCATTATCGACGAAGCTATGCATAAGGAGTGGACCTCACTTCGTTGCAGAACTCATGGTACGGATCGGGATCGGGCACGGCGTCCACTCGCCGGTGCTGGCCTCCTCGCGTTTGCCGTCCTTGCAGATCGGGATCGGGACCGGCACCCACGACTTGTCGGCATCGTCGGTCGTCTTGGGTCGGGTGCGGTGGGCCACCTCGGCCGAACAGCCCCACATCGAGACTCGCTCTGCCATGCCGCTGGTGCAGCAGACGACCGACACCAGCTCATTCGTGTCGGCCCGGAAGATACCGCCGCCGGAGTCCCCGGACGATACGCTTAGGATCATCCTGAGCTGCCCTTGGCCGTTCTCCCGCTCGGCGACGGTGCCGTCCTCACGGTTGCCAGGCTTGTCCACGCCGAAGCCCATGTGCCAGACCGGCGTGCCGGGCTCGGGATTCTTGGCGGCAATCAGGGCGTAGGGCAGGTCCTTAATCTCATCGTCGGTGACGCACCAGGCCACGTCGGGCGTCTTGTGGTGGGCGACCACCCGCAGGCCCAGCGTCCGGCCGTCCTTGAGCGTGAGCGTGCCGCGTGCCCCCACGCCCGAGACGCAATGGGCGGCGGTGAGCACGTCCCAGCGGCCATCGGGCCGGCGCGGGCCGATCACTGTGGCGGTGCAGCCGGCATTGCCGAAGCGGATGCGGCCGATTGCGTTGATCGGGTCGAGCTTGCCGTCGCCCGGCTTGGGGTCGGGCTTTGGATCTGGCTTAGGTGGCACCGGCGTGCAAGACTCGATGGTGACGCTGACGCGGGCCTCTTCGACCAGCAGCGCCCCGTCGGTGTTGATGATGGCCAGCAACTCCACCTCGTAAGTGCCGGGGTGGGCGGCGAACTCCAAGATGCCGCGCGGGCTGGTCGCCCGCTGCACGTCCTTCGGTGGGTAGACCCGCCACAGGAGTGCGGCCTTGGGATCGATGCCTTCGGCGCGGAGGCGGACCAGGGAATGCGGCTTGTACTTCGTCTCGCCCGTGATGCGGATCGGCTCGGCGTGGGCCGCGACCGGCGCGAGAGCAAGCAGACAGACGGCGAACAGGAAACGCATGAAAAAAAATCCTCATGTGGATTAGGGGACGACGACCCAGCTGGGTGGGTTGACGGAGTAGGTCGGCTTCACCGTGACGCTGACAGTAATGGCTTCTTCGAGCGCCTCGTTGCGGGTGAAATTCGTGACCACGCAGGTCGCCCGCAGTCCCTGCGAACCGGACACGGTGATGTCGCCGTCCATGACGGCGAACTCGATCGCGGCCCGGTTGAGGAACGCGTCGCGGATGGCGGCAAAGTCGTCGTCGGCCGTGTCCCAGACCATCTCGAACTCGATCGAGCCGTCCTTGAGCGTGGCGACCGTGGCTCGCCAGCCGGAATTGCCGCGCGTGGTCACGTCGGCCTCGCTCGTTTCGAGCGAGAGAGTCACATCCTTAACATTTTTAATTTCGTTCCATGTTGGTGATGCGTATGTGCCGGTATTGCGGTACAGCCTCGCGTCCAAACCGAGTTTAACTGCCATGAGCGTGTCTCCTCAACGAATAGAGTTTTGCCACAGGGCCGGCAGCTGGGGCTTTTCTGCTTCAAAGGCCGGCCCCATGAACGGCCGGGGGCGGTAGCGTGCCCGCTTCCGACCACGGCGGGTCTCCAAGATCGTGTCGCCGCCGTGCTCCAAGAGACGCGGCGCCTGCGAGCCTTCGCGGATCATCGTCGGGCCGATGACCACGCTCTTGCTCTGCGGGTCGAAGGCAAACAGAATGAACTTCCGCAGCAGACCGGTGTGCGAGTAGGGCGGCGATCCCGGCGGGCTGGTGCCCTTCTTCTTGCGGATCGACGTTTTAGCCCGCTGCCGCACGAACGCGCCGAACCGCGACAGCACCCGCCGCGTGCCGGCATCGACCGCGTTCTTCACCTTCTCGCGGTCGAAGAAGCCCTGCTTGGCGGCCTGGAACGTCATGCCGATCATGCATCACCTCCAGACCCGAAAGGTCAGCGTGATGACGCTGGTGAACTGGCGAAACTCATCCAGGTGCTCCATCGCGTAGATCGGCTCGTTGGTGACTTCGATGCAACGCGCCTCTGGGTATCCCGCCAGTGGTTGCGTGCGGAGGTGGTCTGCGATCTCCTCCACCAGTTCCATGAGCGCATCGAGGTTCCCCTTGGTCGGATCGATCTTGTGCTGCACCGCCACGTCGATGCGGTAGTCGAAGCTGTCGCGATTGCGGTCGAGGCCATTGCTCGCTACCGACCGCGGCACCACGCTGACGCGCAACTCAGCCATCTCCGACAGCTCGAAGACTGGCTGGTAGTGCCGCTCGGCGGTCAATGGCTGGCTGAACGTGGTCCCATTCAACTCAGCGAC